GGACCAAGCCGACCGGTCCTCGCACCGGGCTGACCCTTATCCGGCTGTGGGGCGGTGGAGGCGGCGGCGGAGGCGGCGCGTCTCTGGCAACTGCCGTTGTCGCTAAAGGTGGATCGGGCGGCGGCGGGGGGCTGTGCGCCAGTCAGATTTTTCCGACCGATTCTCTGCCCGAAAAATTGACTGTCGTGATCGGATTGGGCGGCGGCGGTGGTGGCGGCGGCACGGCTGGCGCAGCGGGCTTGAGCCCGCTTTTTGGATCCCCGTCGTATGTTCGGGCAACGACCTACACGCTACTTTTCGCCCATGGCGGGGCTGCGGGGACGGGTGGTGCGATCAGCGCCGCGACTTCCAACGGCGGCACCGGGGCGGGCACTCATGGCGCCAACCTAGGAGCCATAAACAGCGCGGGGGCATCGGGACAGCCTATCAACGGCAGCAATTCGACTGCGTTTGGCCCTGCTTGGGAAGGCGGCGGTGGCGGTGGCGGGTCCAGCAACAGCGCAACCGTGCCTCTCGTAACTGCGGGTAGCACTGCCCGGTGGGGTGGCGGCGGTGGCGGCTCTGGCGGGTGTCACAGCAGCACCCCCACCACCATCGATGCATCGGCAGGCGGCGGCACAGGCAACAGCGTTGGCGCTACGGCGGGCGGGCTTGGCGGTGCAGCGGGCACGAGCGGTGCATCGCCTACGGCAGGCGCAAACGGCATTGACACTACCGGCATCGTAGGCGGCACAGGCGGAGGTGGTGGCGGAACGACTGTCACGGCATCTACTGCGGGCGCGGCTGGCGGCAACGGGGGCAAAGGTGGCGGCGGTGGTGGTGGTGGCGGTGTCGGCATGAACCCCGGCGTCGGTGGCCGGGGTGGCAACGGAGGCAACGGCTATGGGATCATAATATCATGGTGACACGTTGGGCGTTACTGACAGCATCAGGTCAAGTCTTTAACGTGTGTGTTTGGGATGGGGTCGAGGCTTGGACTGCGCCGGTCCATCTCACTGTTATTGTGTGTCCCGATTACGCTGGCCCTGGTTGGCAATACGTCGATTCGGAGTGGTCTCTGATTCCTCCTCCTGTTGAAGAAGGCGGGGGCGACTAAAATGGCGCGGATCGGTGCGTTTGATCGACATCTAGAACCGTTAGCATGGTGGGAAGCAGAACTGATTCCTGCGGGCTGGTACGTCGATGAATTGCTCGTCGAGCCAGTAGCTGGTGTAACAGGTACGCTGACCGCGACGCTTGGTAGTGCAACCCTGTCGGCAACTGGCACCGGACCTAGCACTTCATCCGCAATTGTTATCCCAAGCTCGAACAACCCGAGTTACAAAGCAGGTTTCTATTCGCCTCGTCGTGGTGGGACACCGAAGTATCCAAGTTTATGGGACGGTTGCGTGGGTGCTTGGGCACCGTCTTTGGGTGCTACTGGTGGGAGACTGTTCGATCATTCTGTTTACGGCAATCACGGCACGCTGACAAGCATGGAGGTTGCCAGCGATTGGGTTGCGTCTAATGGTAAGACAGCGTTAGATTTCGCAACCGACGATTACATCGATATACCGATGGGAGATACCAACGTACTAGGGCTAATAACTCTATGCGTGTGGGTTAATCTAAGAAGCACATCTTTAGTGCATTTTTTCGGTAAACATGCTGGAGGAGGAGCGTCACAAAACCCGTTTGATTTCCGTACTGCATCTGGTGGTTCGCTGCAATTCGTAATGGCAAATGCAAATGTTGTTGGGTACAACGGGCCTAACATCGGTACTGGTTCGTGGGTTCACGTTGCGGTTACTTCTACAGGTTCTTTGAGCGAACCGCCTGTTTTCTGGCTCAATGGTAAGTCTACCGTAGGTACGTATTTGTTTGGTATTCAAACTGGGGTCGTAACAGGTTCTAACTCTAATTTGCGCCTCGGTAGGCGTGATGATGGAGCAGTACAGCTCGATGGATTAGCCGATGATTATAGAGTTTATAATCGAATTTTATCGCGCAATGAAATTGTGGCGTTGGCGTCTCGTCGCGGTATAGCATTCGAGCGTGCAAGTAGGAAGTTAGCTATATCTTCTGCTCCTGCTCCTACTGGTTCGGTATCGAGCACGTTAGCCAACGCCACCCTTTCATCGTCGGGCACATTGGCAGCCGGGTTGTCTGGTTCGCTGTCGGCAGTGCTAGCCGATGTTAGTTTGTCTTCAACAGGTACGCTTGCCGCTGGTGCGTCAGGTACGGTAACACGCACGTTAGATGCGGCCACTTTAGTATCTAGTGGCACGGTCGGAAGTGGAGTAACGGCAACAGTATCGGTTACACTAGCAGCGGCAACGCTGTCGGCTTCTGGTACGCTTGCGGCTGGCTTAACTGGTAGCACGAATAGCACAGTCGCAAACGCAACGCTATCGTCTTCCGGCACTGTCGCTGCGGGTGCATCAGGTACGGTAACGCGTACACTCGACAACGCAACTTTGTCCTCGACAGGTGGTGCGGCTGGTTCCGTAACTGGTTCGGTATCGTCAACACTAGCGGCTGTTACGTGCTCAGCAACTGGAACGCTTGCGGCTGGGCTAAGTGGTAGCGTCACAAGGACACTCGATGACGTTGTTTCGTCGGCAACTGGCACATTAGCTGCCGGTGCATCAGGTAGCGTAACACGAACACTCGCAAATGCCACGCTATCGTCCACTGGTTCTTTCAGTGCTGGCTTAACAGCGTCAGTCAACCGAGCACTCGACTCGTGCGTTGTATCGTCAACTGGTACAGTTGCAAACGGTGCTACTGGTTTGTTATCAGTTCAGCTTGCATCTGCAACTTTGCAGAGTGGCAATGTTGCTCTAGGTGGCTTCCGGCTGAATGTTGCTGGTGAGTGGAAAGATGCAATGGCATTTGTGAAAGTAACTGGCACTTGGAAGAGTGCAACACCGTTCGTTAAGGTTGGAGGTGTTTGGGAATGAGATTTATAAAGTACGACAGCTTGGCTGAGTATACGAGTCGGACAATTGCAACATTCTTAGGCAACACTAACGTAAACCAAATTTGTTACGAACTACCTACCACAGACTCGCTAATATGGTATGAAAACCGCGATGGGTGGCACGCGAACTACGGAGGGGCATTTGAAAACACAATCCAGACTAGTAACAACGAAACTGCGTGGGGAATAAACCTGAATGAATCGTATGCAAATGGTATCGTAATCAGCAACTCGTCTACAGCAAAAGGGCCGGACGAAGATTACGGATCGAATACAAGGATTCCAGACAACGGAAAAATATGGTGGTATCTAATCCGAGAACTTTGGAAATCTGGAGTGATACAGTTTTTCCCTGAGCACGCAGACTACGATTCGCTGGACTGGTTTAAACTGAACCAACCTTACGTTTTAACAACACAGGGTTCGTCAGGTAGCGAAGCAAACGAAGTAGATCGATGCAGGAAAATAGTATCAGCACTCAAACCGGAAGTTCGACGATGGCTAATTGACAAAAAGCGTGTTGGTGATGTTGTTTCGTACTTGCTTCGGTCTAATCAATACTCTGGTTATTTAGATCCTTTATCCCATAGAGTCGTTGTCGATACCAGCGATGCAACACAAGAAGACATTAATCTAGCAGCGTCTATCACACTCGACACGATTCCACCATCGCTAAAAATCAATGTTATTAGCGACAGCTTGCAAGGAAACGACACGCAAGAAATATGGGATTCGCACACAGTACGAACTGATGAGGTAGTTGGTTTTATCCGAAGGACGAATGCACAGATTCGTACTATTGTTGTCGAGCTGGAAGCAAATAAGCTATGCCAACTTCATTGGATTAAATCGCAAGGCGTTTCGGCTATTACTTACGATAACCCTGAGAAAACAAGAGCGACGATCACTATCCCGTTGCAAGGTAACTTTGATGTTGCCAAGCCTGATGGGTCCATAATCGAATCCAACCGAGTAGAGTTGATCGCAGTGGCTCACGACGGAACCCATTATTCTAGTCCGGTTTTTGTTACTGAGTATTTTCCACCCGAAACAAGAGTAGAGAGAAAACGAATGAACGAAATCATAATACATGCTGATAACTCGTTTCGATTGCGTGTAAACGAAAACCAGATAGCAATGGGAGACGACTGGAAAAATCGTTATGCGACTCCTTTCTCCCAGTGGAAAGAATCAAACACGATCGAAGTGGAAGTGATCAACGCTGGTGGTCCTGGTGGGATGCTGGGTGCTGTATATGTTGGCGATGTGTTGCATGTGACAGATGCAAGCTGGCAGGCTAGCTTAGATCGAGTCAATTGGGTTGCTCCCTCTGTGATGAGTCACGCGGGTAGTCCTTGGGATCGGGAGCGTCTGGTGTTACCTGCTGCGTGGGGAAATGCTGCCTGGCTATGGCATCCGCAAGCTACCGAGAATTCAACTGTTTACTTCCGAAAAACAATAGGTGCTGTTTTACCAGAACCAGTACCTACACCAGAGCCGCAACCAGTTGTTGGTGACTTTGAACGACGCATCGCAGCACTTGAATCGACAATTTCAAAACTAAAAGACGCATTTAGGTAAAAACATGCCAGTGAAAGACACGATTCAATCAAGACGAGGTAGCTCCGCACAATGGAGTGCGGCTAATCCGATACTTGCGGACGGTGAGATCGGCTACGACAGTACTACGAAGCAGATGAAGGTCGGGGATGGGGTGACGGCTTGGAATGCGTTGGGGTATTCTACGCCGGTGGTATCTAGCGTTGCGTATACGTCTCAGACGCTTACCGATGGGCAAAAACAGCAAGCAAGAATCAATATAGGTTGGATAGACATTTCACTTGATGGTGGTAATGCTTCAAGTATTTACGACGCAATAGACGGAGGCACAGCATGACACAACGGATGCAGCAACGCAGAGACTCGGCAGCAAACTGGACTTCGGTTAATCCGGTTCTTGCTTCCGGCGAGATTGGTATTGAAACAAACTCGACGCCGAGGCGGTTTAAGATTGGTAATGGTGTGACGGCTTGGAGTTCTCTACCGTACAGCGACAACACTTCCGAAGAAAACACAAATCCTATCGTGATTCTTTTTCACGGGGACAGCAACATGCACGGAATGCCGCTAGACACCTCAGCCCAAGCGTGGGAAATCTTATCAAGATCAGATTTGAAGATTTTAAACAACTCTAGTTTAGTTTTTCAGGATTTGGATATTGGTTCAAATAATGATGCTTCCTCTGTCGGACGACATGGGGCAGAATTGCAACTTGCAAACTGCTGTAGATTAGGTGATTTGACTGGCACGGTTTACTGTGCAAAGGTTGCTGTGTCTGGTTCTAGAATTGCTGAATGGTCTGTTGGAAATGCAACAGGATATTGGACTAATTTCCTAGCACGTATTGCCGCAATAGAATCACAACTAGGAACTACTAACATACGATGGATTGTATGGAACTCTTCGGGCATCAACGAAGCCCGCGATAACATGACTGCGGCAAATTACAAATCGGCGTTAATAGCTCACTTTGCAAAATTGCGCAATCGACTTGGAGCAACAACCCCTATTTTGCATTTAAACATCCCAACAGGGTTCGCAGAATACAACGCGGCCTACGCGACCAAGATCACAGAGATAGCATCGGAATATGCTGACACCTACGCTATTTCGATCATTAACATTGCTGTAGAATCGGACAACATCCATTATACCTATCAAGGACTCAAGAACCTGACAGAAAGACTTGTTGATAAAACTCAAGAAGTTCTAGGATATCGATCACAGGAGAAAAAAGCGGTAACATTTTCACAGCTAATAAGTGCTACAGTGGATGGACAGGGGATACGTTCGTCTGGCGCATCTATTTCTGGAGGAATATCTAATAGAGCTTTTTCAAATGATATCGCGTGGTCTGTAATTGCGAACTTTGAGGGAGGGACTGGCAGTCCTGTGTTAGTTGCAATAGATAACATCGAAACAGACAATCTTACTTGGAACGATCATAACTATTTGGCAAGTTTTGTTTGGGTAAGCGGAACAGCCTACTACGGCACATCATCCGCATACATCACAGCCGCAACTGGCTTTACTTTCCCTTCCAAGGTTAAGTTCGAAAAGTCTGCAAATGACATAAGAATAAGCAGCACAACTGACGGTGGTTTAACATGGACAGTGAGACACACAATATCTTCAGCACTGACAAACGTCACTGCTCTTTGGATTAAGGTTGTTTTTCAAGGTTCATCGGTAGGAAATAGGATTAAAGTGAATTTATACCAATGACAGTATCCCCCCATACCAAAAGGTACTTCCATGCATCAATAAATACCATTCGCGACCGAAGGCGGCGAACACTCAGGACACAGTACGGGGGGTGGTGAAAATGTACAGCGATTTTAACACAGCGACCGCCTTGCCGACTTCCGTATATGTCCGCAAAACGGGGAGTTTTAATTTTTGAGGTTTTGTAAGTGTGGAAAAGTTTTGAAAAACGGCGAGAGTTGCAAGAACTGCAAGCCAGAAACAAGGAAGACGAAGGAAAGAGGTTATGGATCGGATCACAGAGCAGCGAGCGAACGACATCGAACAAACTACCCACTTTGCGAAAGGTGCATGATGGTAGTTGGAGTCGAGTCGGCAAACATAAGCGAGCACATGCACCACATAATTGCAGTAAAAGACGACGAATCCAGGCGGATGAACTTCGACAATTGGCTAGCTGTCTGTGTGCCGTGCCATGATCTTTTAGAAGGTGATGCGATGGCGGGAATAGAGGTTAAGCAGTGGAGCAATCAACACTACGTTGAAGCATTAAATGAAGGACTATCGTAATGGCAAGACCTAGAAAAGATCCCGCAGTATTAGAAGCCTCTGGAGCGTACGTAAAAGATCCGCAACGCAGACCTAAGGATATGCCGAAGTATGTCCAGGGGGCTCCGGAAATGCCTGAGATTGTGTCTGAAAACAAAGACGCCGCTTGGTATTGGAATTGGTGCTGCACGATCCTTGGTGACGCAGGAGTTCTAACGACGGCTTGTGCTCCTTTGCTTACTATGCACGCTCTAGACTGGGCACAGTTGATGTGGCTTTACTCAGAATGTAAGGAAGGCAATGTAGCAACGGTTGGGGCGACAGGAGGACCGATTACGAAGCCGGAAGCAACTCAACTACACATGCACGCAAACCGATTTCTAAAAGAGTTGACAGAGTTCGGGCTTACTCCTGCAAGCAAATCGAAGATTGTTGCCGTCGGTGGCAAGAAAGAACTAGACCCGTTTGCCGAAATGCTACTTCGAAGGATGGGTCCAAAACCTAACTGATTATGATTTGCACGACTCCAACTAAGCAAAGAATACACAAGTACATTGAGGATGTCCTCGATGGTACGGTCGTGGCTGGTAAGTTGGCAATCGCGGCATGTGAACGTCACCTAAAGGACTTGGAGCGAATCGGCAACGAGGATTTTCCGTACTACTTCGATGAAGTCGAAGCGGAGGATATTTGCAACTTCTTTCCGATGGCATTGCGTCATTCGAAAGGAAGTAAGTTTGCTGGCCATCCTTTTCACTTAGAACCGTGGCAGTTGTTTATTGTTTGGAGTATCTACGGATGGAAGCGAACAGCGGACGACACTCGAAGATTTCGTTATGCTCATCTGAGTTTCGGTAGGAAGAACGGGAAAAGTACGCTTGCTGCTGGCTTTGCGTTGATTGGTTTGGTAATGGATCGCGAGCCGGGTAGCGAAATCTACGTCGCAGCAACTAAGAAAGACCAAGCGAAGTGCGTGTTTGATGAAGCTGTTCGAATGAGGACTTCCAACAATTCCTTAAAAAGCATGGTAAAAAGCCATATAAACAGGCTTTTTGTGCCAGAAACTAACTCCTTTTGCTGCACGACAGCAAGCGACAAGCCTTTGGACGGGCCAAACCCTCACTATGTAATCTTTGACGAGTTGCACGCATGGCGCAAGCAGCACCGGAAATACTATGACACGATGGTGACGGGTTCAGCTTCGAGAACGCAACCTCTGCAGATTGAGATCACGACATTCGGAGACGATCAAAGCGAAATTTGGCTAGAGACGTTGCAACTATGCAAGTCGATCTCACTTGGTAGCGTAGTCGATGAATCTAAGTTTGTGTTCATCGCTGCAATCGATGACGAAGACGATCCGTTTGATGAAAATTGCTGGATAAAAGCAAATCCGAATCTAGGAATCTCGGTTTCTTTAGACTACTTGCAACAGCAAGCGACAGACGCAAAAAACAAGCCGAGTTTTAAGAAGACTTTCCTTTCTAAGCACATGCAGAGAATTACCAGTTCTTCTCAACGTGCTATCGAAAAAGATACGTGGGACGCCGCCAAGGACGTTTTGTCCGATTGGAAACTAGCGGACGCAATAGGATTAGGAATCGACGTTGGAGCAAGAGACGATTTTGCTGCGTTCGGCACGTGTGCACGCTTCTTGGTTGGAGAAGAAACGATCATCGACGAAAAGGATGGCGAAAAAGTCGTTCCTGTTTATCGATATGAGATAAAGGCAAAGGCTTACATAGCGTCTGACACGTTGCGAGACCTAACAGCGGAACCTTTTGCTAGCTGGATTTATGGAGACAAGATGCATTCGCACCAGCAACCGTTAATAAAAATGCGTACTGATATCCTGAGAGATATGGAAGATTTTGGGATAACTACAGCCGCATACGATCCGAGTAACGCAAAGTTACTGGCGGAAGAGATTATATCGGAAGGATTTCAAGCTGTTTCGATGGCTCAAAAGGCTTATATGTTTAACGAGCCAATACGCGAGTTCTTGCACTTGCTAAAGATTGGACTGATTAAGCATGATGGTCATCCTGTTTTGTCGTGGATGGCGTGCAATGCAATCATCGTGGCCGATGCAGATGGAAAATGGAGATTCGACAAAGGAAACTCCAATGATAAAATTGACATGATAGTCGCTATTGTTATGGCGTTTCGCGTCTGTCAACTGGCACCTACACGCAGTACGGGGAGCATGTTTTTGATATGATGCAGCCACTACGCTGGTTTTGGGATATGTTCAAGAGTAGCGACGAGTCAGCAATGACTGTCAATAAAGCGTTGACTAGCGCAGCGTTTTTCTACGGAGTTCGCAAGATCAGTAACAACTTTTCTATGCTGCCATGTTCCCTTTACAGAAAACAAAACAGGTCAACGACAGTACAAGTCAACCATCCTTCGCATAAACTTCTGAAGGATAGGCCAAACGCTTATCAGTCACCATTAATCTACAAGCAGCAACACTTAAACCATGCACTGCTTTGGGGAAATGCCAGAGCTTACATACACCGCGTAAATGGAGTTCCTGTCGAGCTAATCCCATTGATGCCAGACAGAACACTTACAGTCATGAGTGAAGGGCTAAAACTTCACTTTACAAAACCACATAGAGACGAGCGTTTTGATTTGCTGAACGACATGCGAGAAAATCCAGAGGATACTGTTGTTTTAGAAGACTCCAACGTGTTTCATACGATGGGATTTACTTTAGACGGTTTTACGGGTGTTTCAATTGTCCAGCTAGCCGCAAGCACTTTAGGGATCGACACCGCAAGCGATAACCATTCACTAAAGCAACTTAAAAAAGGCTACGCAGGCGGATTGATGCTAGAAGCTCCTCCAGGTGCATTCCGAGAAGAGGCTAAAGCAAAAGAGTTTCTAGAGCAGTTTAGGAACGCACACGACGGGGACTCAAACGCAGGCAAAACAGGTTTACTTCGTGAAGGAATAAAAGCGAATGTTCTAGCAATGAGTAACGCGGACGCTCAACTTTTAGAAAATAGAAAATTTACTCGTCAGCAGGTCGCTTTATGGCTAGGCCTAGAAACGATACTCGGAGACGATAACAGCGTTTCTTACAACTCGCTGGAACAAAAGGTTTTGTCTTACTTGATGAACTGCCTTGGCGCGTGGCTTACGCAGTATGAGGAGCAAGCAAACATGAAGCTACTGACGGAATCAGAACGTTCTAGAGGCTTTTACCACAAGTTCAACGACGGTGCTTTGCTTCGTTCCGACAAGTCTGCAACTGCAGAGTTCGTATCAAAGCTAATAACAGCAACCGTTATCAGTCGAAATGAGGCTAGAAGCTACTTCGATATGAATCCGGTGGATGGTGGGGACGAGTACGAAAACCCTAACACTTCTTCACGTGAATCTAGCCAGTCTGACGACAGAGCTGAGGCAGCTATAGAATCACAGCTTCGTCACATGATTCGCGTCGAGTCAAAGCGTGTTTTGCAGCACGCAGACGACAAGAATTTTCTCACGTGGATGGAGAATTGGTATTGTGACTGGGAAAAAACGCTTGGTGACAAAATGGAGCAGCTTGGGCTCGATCGCGACTCATCCCAAACGCATTGCGAAGAATCTAAGAGACTTCTTTTGGAAGCAACGAATTCAAAGCCAGAAGACTTCCGAAAAACTCTAGAAAACTGTGTAGAATCTTGGGAAAACCGTGTTTTTTCTGTAAAAAACAACAAGGAACATGAACAATGCTTAGCGTAAATCAATCGACTGGAGAACTTTTTCTTTATGGTGCTGTTGGTGCATCCTGGTTTGAAGATTCCTTTACTTCGATGGAAGTTATTGAGGCTCTTGCATCGATTGGAAAAAAACGTGCAATCGTTCGCATAAATTCTCCTGGTGGAGTCGCTGACGAAGGTATCGCAATCTACAACGCACTAAAACGACACAAGCCAGGTGTGGACACGCACGTTGATGCACTGGCCGCAAGTGCTGCAAGCGTTATAGCGTTAGCTGGAGAGACTCGGACGACATCGGCAGGTGGTCGTTGGATGATTCACAGAGCGTTGACGATCGATCTTGGGAATGCAACGCAGCTACGAAAGACTGCCGACACTCTAGAAACTTACGATCGTTCGCTTGTGGAGATTTATTCCGAATACATGCCAACCGAAACGAACGTGATGGCGTTGCTTGATGCGGAAACTTGGTACACAGGACCGGAAGCGGTTGCGGCAGGTCTATCGACTGCGACAGGTGGTGTAACGCAGGCTAAGGCAACGTTGGCTAGCTGGTTCAAGAATCCACCAGCATCTTTGGTTCAAACTGCAGTGCGCAAGGAGAGAGGGCCATACGTTCGAGCCAAATGCTTGACTTAGTAAAACACTTAGCTTAGTATTTGTTGAATTGGGAGAAATCCCGCAAAAATTTAATCGACTCAGTTATCTGATTGCAACTCGTTAGCGGCAGTGGATGGCAGGCGTCGAACGTTACTTTATGTTTCGTTCCACGCTGGCATCACCAGCCGCTATTTTCGTTTGGTATGCCAGCAATTTGCAAAGGCAAACCAGATGAATTTGAAAAAACTGATCGCTGCAAAGCGTGCCGAAATCTCGAACCTTGTTGCAGAAGTCGAAGCAATCGACAACATCACAACTAAGGAAAACCGAGTTGAGACAGCAGAAGAAAAGGCACGTCTAGAAGCAATCACAGCCAAGGGCGGATTGCTTGACCAGCTTGGCGAAGAAGTTTCCACAATGGAACAGCGTCTAGCAGTTCTAGACCGTGCGACAGCTCGTATGTCTCCAAGACTCGATGAGCATATAGAAAACTCTCACCACGGTTTCAGCGAACCAGAACGAATTATTCGAGTGCCAGCAAGAGCACGCGGAGGAAACCGTCTGACAGCGTTCAAAGGTGTCAACGCAGAAGCTGACGCTTACGCTTCCGGTCGATTCTTGATGGCAACCATCGGCGGCGATCAGGCTTCACGTCAATGGTGCCGTGAGCATGGTGTAGTCACTAACGCAATGGGCGAGAATAACGACTTGCTCGGCGGTGTTTTGGTTATTCCGCAGTTCGAATCAGCAATCATCAACCTAAAGGAAACGTTTGGCGTTTTCGGTCAGTACGTTCGAAACGTTCCAATGACTTCGGATCAGTGGATTGGTCCTCGTCGGTTAAGTGGTCTTACCGCTTACGCTGTTACCGAAGCTCAGCAAATCACCGATTCCGATGCCACGATGAATCAGGTCAGCTTGACCGCTAAGAAGTGGGGCACGTTGACACGAATCAGCAGCGAACTAAGCGAAGATGCAATCATCGCTGTAGCTGACTTCCTCGCGAATGAAATTGCTTACGCACACGCGGTGAAAGAAGACCAAGCTGGTTTCCTAGGAGATGGCACGACAACCCACAACGGAATTGTTGGTGTTGCTAATGCGTTGCTTGCTGGTTCAGTTGCGACCGCAGCAGCTTCGCAAAACACAGCAGCCAGCTTAACAATTGCAGTCTTCCAAGATGCCGTTTCTAAGATTCCGCAATTCCCAGGTATCCAGCCACGTTGGTTTGTTCATAGTGCCGTTTACTGGAACGTCATGGCACGCTTACAGCTTGCAGCAGGTGGAAACAATGTTTCCGATCTCGGCAACGGTCCTGTAATGCAGTTCATGGGTTACCCAGTGACTTTTGCACAATGCTTGCCAGCAACAGTAGGAGCCTCAACGAAGTTCGCTTACTTTGGTGACCTGTCTATGGCAGCAACCAAGGGCAATCGACGTGGGGTGACAATCGCAGCGGACTCTTCTCGATACTTCGAATTTGATCAAACTGCCATTAGATCGACTTTACGATACGACATAGCTGTACATGAACGTGGAACGGCTTCCGTAGCTGGTCCAATGGTGTCGCTCGTTTCTGCTTCCTAATTGGTAGCGGTTCAATTCTTTTGAAAAACAAAAAATAGGAAACAAAACATGAATTTGATGCAACAGGCTAAATACGTCAGGGCGATCAGCCCTGCGGCAATTATAAACAACGCAAGTGCTGCGCAAGTCGTGATTGACGCAAGAGACTTCGATTACTGCACGATTGTCGTGCAGCTCGGAGCAACTGACATTGCTTTGACAGCACTGAAGGTCGAGTCTTCAACGACAAGCGGTGGTGTTTACGCAGATATCACTGGAGCGACTTTTGCCGGTGGAACTTCACCAGACGGAACTACGCTTGCTTTGCCATCTGCGACTGATGACAGCCAGACATGCGTTTTTCAAATCGACATGCGAGGGAAGAATCCGTTTCTTCGAGTGGTTGCGACGTTCGGTAGCGGTTCGACAGGTGGATTCATTGCTGCGGTTGCAATCTTGACGAAAGCACACCTCTCTCCAGCAACATCCGCAACGATGGCGGATGGCGACGTTTGCCGAGTCCTCTAATGGATTTGGTTTTACTGCAAATGTGGAATGGCCTGCCAGTCGGTTTTCGGCTGGTAGGCGTCCAGGCAGGGCAAGCGGAAATCATGATTCAACGCGGAATCGCGTCAGAATCAACTGATGATCGAGAACAGAAACAGCGTCAGAAACCGCGAAAGCAAAAGTGAACAACTACCGTCCTACCTTGCTGACTGGTCCAACGATAGAGCCAGTACTTTTAGATCAAGTGAAAGAATGCGTGGAAATCGCACTTGGCGATCCGTCGCACGATTCTCATTTACTTGATCTAATCTCGCAAGCTAGGCAAGAAGTTGAGAGCGATTGTGACATTGCTATTTGTCCCCAAACGTGGGAGCTAAAAACCGATGCGATGGTAGACGGCTTGCAGCTTCACAAGTCACCAGTTCAGTCAATAACATCGATCCAGTATTACGACACCAACGGATTGCTGACAACTCTTCCAACTACGATTTACGGTTTGGATGCTGCAAACAGGAAAATACAACTCAAATACAATGAGCTTTGGCCTGTCGCCCAGGCACGTTGGGACGCTTGGCGGATAGTTTACGTTTGCGGATACAGCAACGTTCCTGCAATTGTGCAAAAAGCTGTTTTGCTCTTGGTGGAAAATTACTTTCTGGCTCGCGACCCTCAAAAAGAGTCTGAATTTCGTTCCTACGGTCGTTTGATTAGTAAACTGCAACGGAGTACATATCCGTGAGCAACGCAGCGAACAAACGGCACAGAATAGACTTCGAAACACCCGTAGAGACGCAGGACGCAACAGGAGAATCTCGAATCGAATGGACTAACTTTCGGTGTGGTGAGCCTGCGGAGTTTACGTCGTTGAGTGGTATTGAAACGATTCGCGGAAGACAGCTTGAAGCACAGACGAAAGCGATATTCAAAGTCAACAGCCGGGAAGGCTACACTACCAAGATGCGAATCCTATTCGAAGGACGTATTTACGGAATTACCCACATCAACCCAATTGGTGTTATGCGGCGAGAACTAGAAATACTGGTGACCACAACAGCATGACACTAGAAATACAAATCAATTTTGACGAAGCACAGATTCAGAAGCTTTTGCAAATTCCTCTATTGATGAGGATTGGACCAGCGGAAAGAGTCTTAAAGGCAATGGCAAAGCCAGTGATAGAACGAGCCAAGTCTATCGCACCAAGCTCCAGACGAAGCGGAACACGAAAGAAGTGGAGTAAGAAATACAAAGACAACGCTGCTTACCAAGAGGACTCAGGCAAGTACATCGGCATGAAGTTCATCAAAACCGAACGCGGTGGATTGATGATCGTCGGAGGTAAGTATCCACGAGCCAACAAACAGAACTACGAAGCAGGCGACAAGCGAAAAATAGTCTACTGGGGGAAAAAGACGAGCAAGGTTAAACGAATTAACCCCAGCGAAAGATTCATGCAAAAAGCTTTCGACGAGACTAGAACACAACAAATCACAGCAGGCAACGAACAGCTTGCGAAAGAAATAAAGGAACTTGGCAATGGCTAAGAATTTACGAATCGGCAACGTCACAATCGCGACCAGTGGAACAGTATCGACAACGCTTTCGTTGGAAAACAATCGCATACCTGTAGCAATCGTTACGCCAGCGGCACTAACTGGAACGGCAATCACGTTCAACGTTTCTGATAACGGATCTACGTTTACTCCATTGTACTACGAGTCGACGCTTTACTCGCTTACAACCTCGACAAGCAGACATCACGCACTCAATAGAGTCGCATTCGAAGGCGTCAAGTTTTTGCAGGTCGTTAGCGGGTCAGCAGAAGCAGCAAGCAGAACAATCAAGGTAATTAGCGGCGAATAATGGCAAGCGACGTTGGCAAGGCACTACGAACGAGATTGCTTCAAGATGCAACCCTGACAGGGCTTATTGGGACACGCTTTTATCCTGACGTTATCCCACAAGGTGCTGCATTGCCTGCCGTGGCTTACTACAAGATTTCGACGTTACGCGAGCACACTTTGCTGGACTGCATGAGGCTTGCACATTCGCGAATCCAAGTTGATTGCTATGCGGAAAAAGCAAACGGTGGCAGAGATAAAGCGAACGATATAGCACATGCTATCCGCAACTCTGGCATCTGTGCTTTTCGAGGGACTGTTGACGGAATTGCAATCCAAGCTGTCGAGATCGACAGCGGAGACTACTACGATAACGATCCTCCAACGGATGGCAATCAGCAGCATCGTTACATTACTTCTTTCGATTTCATGGTTCACTATTTGGAGGCCGCATAATGCCAGCTTTAACATCACCAGCAGTAGGAAACGGAACCACGGTTTCCGGTTTGGGCCAAACGACTTTCGTCAAGAAAGTCACCGGAGCCAAAGAGAAGATTGGGACGTTTGACACGACCGATCTTTCCACTACTGCGTACAAGACTCTTGAAAAGCAAGACCTGGCCGATAACCCAGTGGTGACAGTCGAATGTTATCACATTGGGCAGGCTATTTCTTTAGGATCTGTTGGTACGTTCACTATCACCTATCCTGCGGCTGGTTCGTTTTCTGGAACTGCGATCGTAACAGCGGTCAACTATCCAGACGCGGAAAGCGGCACTGCAATGATGTGCAGCTACGAAATTACTTTTGACGGCGTGACAGGACCAGCGTTTACTGCTGCATAATCGAATGAAAGTTGAACTACAGCAGCATAGCGGTATTCGATACGACGGCGAGACTGTCGTATTCGATCAATGGCAAGTCTTTGCGACAGGTGCTAACGGTAACCGGGTTCTTGTCGGTTACTTATCGCACGACGAAGAGATTCCATTGATGCTGGTAACCAATCAACCAGTCAATATAGTTCGCGAGCTTGTAACCAAGTGCGAAGCGATCACCAAGCGAACTGTTTTGCCTCCAATGGAAATTGTAGAGCCTCCAGAGATCGACAATTCCGCAGGTGAAGACGACTACACAGACGACGAAGAGGACGACCAGGATAATGATTAGCCGCGATAAGTTTTTAGCACTCAAAGCGAAGCGATACTTGGACGTAAAGGTACTTGGAGAAGAGTACCGAATCCAAAGCATGAGCGAAGCGGAAAAGGCAGACTACGAAATCAAGTTGCAAGACAAAAAAGCAGGCATGAGTTTCAAGAAAGCTCGTGCTTTGTTCCTTTGTCGTGTGCTTGTCGATTCGACAGGTGACAGACTGCTACTTGATTCCGATTGCGATGCAGTCATGTCAATGGATGGAAAGATTACATCAGCATTGTACGGCGTTGCTCAGGATCATTGCGGATACGACGAAGGAGACATTGAGGAGCTTGTAAAAAACTCCGAACCGGCAGCAGGCTAAGGCTTGCTGCCAGACTTTGCTTTGCTTGGGGTATTGCAGACGTTCAGGCATGGCTGGAGACAGTGCCAAGTCATGTTTTGGACTTCTGGATGGCTTTCGATGCAGTTGAGCCAATTGGAGAAGCGTGGAAGCAATCAGCGCAAACACAATGCTTACTGGAAAGACAAATCGAACTAGAGGCAATGAAGGTTGGAGCGAAGTTTGAGCCGAGCACGTTTGAACGACACATGCCAGCTAGATACTTTCCAGAACCGCAACGTCAAAAGACGAAGCGGACGAAGAAGACGACGAAAACAGAGTTTGAATCACTCGGAGCCACTTTGGGGCTAGGAGCAGTAGTCAGAGCAAATGGCAACAACAATAAATCTGGCTAACATCGCACTCGGTTTCGATGCGTCGAAGATTACTCGCGGAGTCGATCTTTCTGCCGGTGAACTTAGAAAACTTGGTCGGATAGTACAAGACTCAGTTACGCCTATCGATCGATACAACCGAGACATTGCGATATTGGAGCGTGCACATAACGCAGGTGCATTGTCCGCGAAAAGGCATGCGGAAGCCTTAGAACATCTAAACCAAAAGTACAAGCAAACACCACAGCAAAAAACCAATCCGATGGTTGCTGATTTAAAGAGCACTCTTGCACAATACGCAGGACTTGCGGTTGCGTTCCGTGGCATCCAGACGAGCATGTCGTTAGCCGCTACGGCAGAAAGCAACAAGATATCGCTAGAAGTACTGACAGGCTCAGCCGAAAAAGCAAGATTTCTTTTCGAAGGATTCATCGCTTTAGATCGATCTTCTCCGCTAAGTCGGCAAGACTTTTCCAAAGCAGCACAAACTTTAGTAGGGTACGGACTGGCCGCAGAACAAACCATGCCAGCACTGCGAGCACTGAGCGAAGTTTCTATTGGTAATGCCGATCGATTTCAATCGCTTGCGTTGGCGTTCGGGCAGGTGCAAGCTAACGGAAGGCTGATGGGGCAAGAAGTCTTGCAGATGGTGAACGCAGGCTTTAATCCGCTGCAGGAAATCAGCCGAACGACTGGTACCAGTATGCTTGAATTGAAAAAGCAAATGGAGAACGGCGCGATATCGTCAGAGATGGTTTCCGATGCTTTTAAGTCTGCCACCTCCGAAGGTGGTCGATTCTTTGAAATGAATGAGCGGCTGAAGAATAGTGCAGCCGGGCAATATGCCAAGATGAAGTCAGATGTGGAGTTGCTAGCAACTGAGATTGGAACAAACCTCCTGCCAGCGGCTAAATCATTGATGGAGATCATGAACGCTGGAGCGAATAGCAAAGGGCAAGGTGGTTTACTTGCAGGTATTGCGACTAACTTTTCCGCTGGAATCGAAGGCATGGTAGCAATTGCTTCAGATGCGATTACTAACCTTGACGAAAATTCTGTTGGAACAAAGTTCGACGACTTTTTGGCTAGGTTAGGAAAGCAGGAAGGCGACAGGCAAATGGAAGCTCTGAAGCACGTTCTAACACCAGCCGAGCAGTTGATTCGTGAAAAGAACATGGCAGCCAAAGCTGACACGGAACGGAAGGAACTACAGCGAATAGCGAACGAAGAAAAAGCCAAACAAAGTGCTTTGGATCTGTACACGAAAGAGCAGCAAGAGCTTCAACGAAAGCTAGATATCTTGCAACTCGGTACTGCTGAAGTCGAGTACCAAGAGAACTTGAAAAAAGGACTTAGTGAAAAACAAGCTAGCGAGCTGCGAGACTTGCAAGAAAAGCTTGAACTTGAAAAGAGCATCACCGAGGATACGGAAAAACGCAAGAAGATGGATTCGCAAACGAAGGATCGTATTCAAAAAGCAGAAAAAGACTTTGACAAACTGAAGTCCGACTTAAAGAACGACAATCCAAACAACATCGCCGCAGCGGTTGCTCCAGCGTTACGAGCTGGCAGCGTTGAGGCGTATCGGTTCCTAATGAACCAACGCAACGAAGCCGCAGAGATTGCACAAGAGCAAGCAGAGATCGCACGCGAGCAGCTAGTTGTTCAACAACAGCAACTAGAAGCCTTTCAAAGCTCGCAGATGATAGGAATAGCAGGGAGGACAGCTTAATGCCAAGCGAAATTGTAAACAGCCAGGAAAGACGCGAAGGCTCTGGAGCGATCGCGATCAGCAGCAATAAACTTGTATTCCGAAGCACTTGGAATTTTCTTGTACTTGCAAGTTCAACCAGTGTCGGACGCGAAGAAATCCTGCTTGGTACTCCAGGCCTTCCAGTCGTTGGTTTAGTTTACGGATTTACCCAACAACGCTGCACGTCCAAGGATGCAAAACGCAAGAAAGAGAATCCGCTTTACTGGGACGTTACGTGTCAATTCGAATCAGGAACAGAAGAGCAAAAACCGCCATCGGGTGGAGATCCAGACTTTCCAGATCCAGATCCAACGACTTGGATTCCTGTATTCGTTGTCGATTCGTTTGAGACCAAGCAGGTTGTCATCCAAGAAGACTTTAGCGACCCACCCAAAAAGATAGTCAACTTTGCAAAGCAACCGTTCCAAGAGCCGATACTAACCACCAAAACGCTATGTTCTTTTTCGTTCACCCAGTTCGAAGATCCTGCACAAGACATCAACGACATTATGGACAGGAACGACAAGCTAAACGATGGAGAGTTTGCAGGCCGAGACGCGAGAACTCTGAAGCTAAACGTAACAAGTGCAGGATTAGGTTATTACGGTGGCTACGCAGCTTGGCGAGTTGCTTATCGTTGTTCCTACGATCCAGACACATGGGACATGGAGCTTCTAGAGGTTGGAAGTCAGTTTGTCGATACGGCAGACGGAAATAAACTAAAGCCGTACTTAGACGATATTCGAAGCCATCGCATGGTTGGAAAACTTGACACGAACGGAAATAAACTTGCTAGCAACGCAAACCCGCTCACCTCAAAGTTTGTGCCTTACCCGCAAATAGATTTCAGCTTTATCAGGTTGCCTTCATAATGGCAAGCAAAGACGAAGAGCTAGTTCTGTTCACTCGTGCGGACAGTGACGAGATACTGAAGTTCGTTTTTAACGAGCCGTCCGGAGCGCCGCATCCTGCCATGCGTTCGTATGGTGATGCGGAAGTCGTCTTGGCTTACACGACAGCAGGAGCAACAGCCAGGTCGGGGACCACTCTAGGAACCGGTACGGCGACATCAAGATGGTTAAGCGAATCTGGAGCTAATAGAGTTATAAACACAACTTCGGATTCTATTTCTTACTTTAACTTGTCTTCAACTGCAGTTGGTCCTAGCAAATACATCCTTCTAGCTCGTCTTGGTGCGGATTATATCTGCATCTGGGAAGAGTGCTAATGAAGATAAGAAACTCTCCTGGTTGTTGTGGTTGTGATAATGATGAGTGCATCGAACCTCCGGAAATGCAAATAACAGGCTTGACGGAAGCTTCTGGATGGCATCCTGGAGCACCGGATTGGTATCTCGCAAACCCTTCGTTTTGTTGCTGGGAAAAAAGATTCACGTATGATTCGTGGCCTATACTTCCGACTAGGTTTACAAGTCCGGTAATACAGGAATTTAATCTTGAGTTTAAGGGAAGGCGAACGTCTTTCGCGACTATTGGAACCATCTCAGGAAGCTACTGTATAGACCAAGAGGAGATCGATGTCGCCTATATTGAAAGATGGAGAATCTATGAGGATGCATGGAGGAAATATGCCTACGTAGCTCCGGGGGCTAATCAAGTTATCGTTAAAGCCTTCTTGATTACAATTATGGAAATGGGCGTTCCTGTTCTGTATTGGGCTTTTGGAATTACTGAAGAATTTACCGCAACCTACGGATACGATCGCAAGTTTCGAAACTACGTTGACAACATTCAAGTTGCAATCGAATGCGTTAATTGGCTTGGTGGAGACGACCCAACCTATGCCAGCAGACCAACCAGCTCTTGGGTAGAGCAAACACCCGTAAGCTCTAGTTACGTGGATGCATCAGTAACTTTTGGGCTGGTTAAAGTAGATGACTTGGAAGCATTACCTCCAGGCGACTGGCTGGAGCAAGGTGTGTCAACGACAGACGAAAATACACCTAGCGTTGCTGGGTGTGTACCTGGAGTCCAAGATCCGTTTTTGATTTCTTACGGCCTAGATCCTCCACCGCTCTGCAGTCAAATAGAAGTGGATTCGGACAGTTGCGGGGAAGAAATAATAACAACGGGGGCAGTATTATTTGACCCTTTGTTCTTGTCTGGGAAAGTCACAAACAATTCATTGCGACTCAATTCGGGATGCTGCATCGATCCATCGACTGTTTGTGAATACAACGAAAGCACTCAGTTTTGGGTCTGGAGACAACGGGCTGAAGTCATAACGTCCACATGCTTAAGAGAATATAACCCGGTAGATTTGATAATCCATTCAACCTACACCGTCCGATTTCGATTGCCGTGATACTTCGAACTGCTGCATACCTTAGAACCGACGAGCCTGTTTCGCAAGCAGTTAGTCAGGTTCCAACCAATGCCCATTCACCAGCGATGATACTAAGGCAACAAGCCCATTGGAGGAAACTTCATACAGAAACTTTCGACACTGAGAAGTTTAACAAATGGATAGAGAGGATACCAGGCTGTTCGCCATGCAGAGCTAACTTCCGCAAAATCCTTGAATACAGTCCGCCACGCTTTGATGACTGGTTCAAATGGACATGGGAGGTGCATAACGAAGTCAATTCGAAGATAGGAAAGTCTATAGTCGCATGGGAGGAAGCGTGTAATCGGTGGAATTGGAACGGTACTTTTCCAGGACCAGTCAACCGAAAACGACATCGCAAAATCGTAACCGCCATCGGACCGAACCGAATCGACCGTCAACGACATTGCATATCGAGTTGGATCGATGCAGGATTTGAAGTGATTGCGATGCAGACAGCCAGAGAACTGCCGTTGTTTCAACCGTTGTTCTCTGACTTGAAAATCGAATGGGTAGAATCGAACGACGTTGAAAGCTTCTACAATTTTCCAACGCAGAAGATCCGCAATCTAGCTAACGTCCCAGAAACAATGCTCCTGAACTCCGATTGCGAAATGAGTGGTGACTATCAACTAGACGAAACGGATTCAATCTCCGAGTTCTTTATCCGTTGGAACTATACCAGCGGTGTCTACAGAGCTCGCGAGTTTGAATGGGGTCTGGATGGAATGCACCTCACGGACGAAGCTAAGAAAGTTATCCCGCAGGACTTCCCGTTTTGCATCGGACAAGCCATGTGGGACTACGCTGTGCCGTGGCTATTGATGCATCACGATATCCCATTCCGTATCAATCATGGACAATGGTTACTGCACGAAGATCACCAACAAAACTGGAAAGATGAGTATTGGTGGAAGGGCTCTCACTGGATGCAGGACCGATACGGAGTAAACCCAATGTGGTTCCGAGAAACTTTCCGAAAAGACATCGAACCGAATTGGAAATATGACCGCAATACAGGACGCTGGAACCAACAAAAGGAATGAACAATGACCCCACCGAAAACAGCAGCTAGAATTCCAAAAATCTTTTCCTAAAGCTGTTGACTACCGTACGACGATACGGTATAGTAACTACATCAGACGCCAGCAAAGCAAACAAGGAAACGAAAAATGGTACTAATCAAAGAAATTGATAGCACAAAAGTAAACGGTGTCAAAACAACATACGTCGAAATGGCTACAGAAAAGCGAGAAGCTATGGTTTCCTTTTGCCCGTCAAATGTTTTTCCAGTCGCTGTTTACACAACAAAAACTCTTTCCGCTGGACGAACCTTTAAGAGTTGGGAAGAAGCTATCTCAGCTTATAAAAATGCAAACATTGTAGAAATGATCGAGACAGCAAAACGAGTGGTAAACTAAACTCACTGACGAGCTGGCGAGACTCCAGCGAAACACCTTCGGGTGTCTGAGTAAATTCAGCCGAAAGGCCCGCCTCGACGGTTTCGAGCTTTGGAGATTTGGAATGATGGCAACAATGACCGCTCAAGAATTCGTAAACTCAATTGAATTTCCTTGTTTCTTTTTTTCTGGCAACGGCGCACCAGCGGGACAAACATACGCAATCTTGGAAAACACAGAATTACCTGTGAACCTTGAGGATGTAAAAGGTGAGATCGAAGCAGACGGAGGTTTCATCTGCACGAATCACGACGACGGCAAAGGCGGCTGGAATCACAGCGACCATCGCGGAAACACGATTACGAAGATCCAAATTTACAGCGACCAAAAGCTTTGGGAGCGAGAGTACGCAGAGTACATGAGCGAAGCTTAACTCACTGACGAGCTGGCGAGACTCCAGCGAAACGGCTTAGGCCGTCTGAGTAAATTCAGCCGCAAGGCCCGCCTCGACGGTTTCGAGCTTTGGGAGATTGAGAAAATGTCGCAAGAAATTCGAAAACCAGCAAACTGGGAAAACAGCACATTCGAAGACTTGTTCACGATTGAAGCTGGACAAGCTTATATTGCCGAGCAATTCGGTGGAAGCGTTGACTCTGTTAAGAATTTTAGATCAAACAGAGAACGTTCTGACGCTTGCAGTTACGAACTATTTAAAGATGGGTCTTTGTGGTTTCACAATAACGCTCAAGACGAAATTTGGGCCGATGTTTCCGACTTCGTTCGTGAGCTGCAATTCACTGGAGTGTACTGGGAAGATACTCGTGATCGCGATGGTTTTCTAGTCGATGCAATGGATCGCAATTTGTTGGTTCACCTGTGGGGTGAAGATGACGCTCGCGAGTTTTTTGAATCTGCTGGTGGGATTGTGTCAGAAGTGGACGTAAACTAATGACCGAACCAAACGATTGGATACGAGACTCGGTAGCCAACGCAGCCGAGTCCCAAGGGCTTACCGCTTACGCAATAGCCAAGCTACTCAACGGCAGTCCAACCGAAGAGACAGTCAAGCGGTATATTGCCAAGCGTTGCCATCTTGGCACGCAGCATGTGTCGAAGATCTGCGATGTGCTGGGGTTGGATTTGCGGGTGAGGAAGAGGAAGTAGCGATGCAATAAAAATTTACGTTTTCGAAATCATTAAAGCAAAAGATATTAGATGACATGTATTTCCTTCGTAGTGTCGTCAACACAAAGAAAATCGGTCGATTTCGAAGAGGGAGTTGTGGAGTAATCCAGTGCAGGATGGACACGATCGAAGACAAGTTGTCTGTTCGTGTGACCATAGGAAAGAGAAGAGCTTTCCAAAAAATCTCTGGAAAGAAACATCAATACCGTCCGTTGTTTGATATTTCGAAAGTTTTGAAAAAATGGCGGTCAATCTCACTCACTTAGGTTTCCTCCTCCATCCATCCACCAAACTGCATGTCGAAACCTCTCCCGTCAGACGAGGATCGAGGTATCTTTTTGTAGTCGCTGACGATGCATGGTCCATCGCTGCGGTTGCGTCTCCACCTTGATTCTTCACTGCACTAGCAACAGTTCTGCGCAAGCGATGGAACGTGCATAGTGAAAACGCAATGGTTGGTCCTACGCTAGTGGATCATTACTACCCATTGCGTTTTCACTTGATTTAGTTCTTGCTAGGTAGCATAATTGAGGAATGATTGCAATGCTAGAGAAATGGATAACAGTTTCGCAAGCAGCCGAGATAATCGGTTGCTCAGGTCAACGTCTGCGTTTTTTGGCAAAGAACAACAAGATACGTTCCGAAAAGGTCGGATCTGTTTGGCTTGTTGATCGAAAACAAGCCGAGATGATGGCTGAAACACCAGCGAAAACAGGCCGACCAAGAAAAAATCAAAAATCCTCTTGACAAATGGTTGCAAGGTCGCAATAACTAGCACGTCGATTGAAAACTGTAGTAAGTGATCAATCGATGAACAAACTAGCGGCTTCTTGGATCTGCTGATCCACCTAGTCGTATTCAACGACTTTTTGAGTGCATGGCGAGCGACGCTAACGGATGCACGGATTGGAATCTACGCATGGCTTACGTGCAAAATGCTTTGTTTGAGACTGGAGGGTTTTCCAGTGCAAGATCTTTCCATGAATGCAAGACTCGACAGGAAGCAGCGTTGCGGTGGTTACGTTCGCAAAAGCTGCCAAAGGTCGTATACGAGAAGCAACACAAGGGCGCTAGATTAGCACCCGCTATTGAAGTCCTAAGGAATGGATGGGGGTTCGATATTCTTGGCGATGGTTCAATTGGCAATCCATACTTTCTTGCTGATAGGCTTCAGTATCCTACGCGGGTTCATGTTACGCCGCAAATGGAGGCTGCCTACTATGCTTCAGAGCATTGGACGCAAACAAGGACTGGGCGATTCGAGTGCGATAACTATTCGTGCCGCATCTGCACGATTGAAGAACCTGCGGCTTTTGTTCACCACATAAAGTACGACTTGTTCAACGAGTCGCTTGATGATTTGATTTCTGTCTGCGAACGTCACCACAAGATGATTCACGACAATTCAAGAATCGGCTTTCCAATTGGTTGTGATGTTTCGATAGCTGAGAAACTACTAGGCGTTCCGTCCTACTCTTTTGAAGACTGGCTTTTGCCGCTAAGTCATGATTAAGAACGAGATCAACACATCACTCGCTTCTATATCAGCAGCAAAGAACGCACTCGTCGCAGCTTCTAACCTAGAAGACGTTTTGACGATTCGCGACAAGGCTAAAGCGATCCAGGAACTTGTGAAGGCACGCAACGCAAGCCTAGAGACTCAAAACGCAGCAGCAGAGATTCGATTGCGAGCTGAACGCAAGGCTGGCGAGATGCTGCATAAGATGAATCTCAAGCGAGGCAAGAAAGCAATTGATACCACGATGGTATCAATTAAAGACCTGGGAATAACAGGAAACCAATCCTCTCGTTGGCAACTAACCTCCAAAGTCAAAGAGCGAGACTTTGTGAAAATCGTCACCGAGTGCAACGCAATTAGAGAGGAGTTGACGCAAAAGAGGCTTTTAGATTTTGCGAAGAAGATGACAAAAGCCGAAAAGCTAGAGTCTGAAATTATAGAGCAGCCTGAATCGGAAGATGGTTCGGTTGTCGACGACCTAACGAACTTAGAGCAACGCAAGTTTGGAACGATATACGCGGACCCGCCCTGGCAATATGGCAATCAAGGTACTCGCGCTTCGACTGGTAATCACTACAACACAATGACTCTCGATGACATTTGCAGTATGCCGGTCGAGTCTCTTGCGGCTGACGACGCCCATTTGCACCTATGGACAACGAATGCATTTTTGTTTGATGCAAAGCGGGTAATGGACGCATGGGGATTTGAGTACCGTTCGGTATTTGTTTGGGTAAAGCCTCAAATGGGTATCGGAAACTACTGGAGAGTTTCGCACGAGTTTTTGCTGCTTGGCATTCGTGGAAATGCTAAACGATTTAACGAGCACAACCATATGAGCTGGGCTCAAATCGACAGGTCTAAGCATTCAGCAAAACCTGAGCAGATACGCAGAACTATTGAGAAAGTAAGCAACGGACCTTACTTGGAGTTGTTTGGAAGGAATCAGGTTCATGGCTGGACGGTGTTTGGTAATCAAGTATCAGCACAAAGTGTATTGGCAATTTAACGAGGAATTTTAATCATGACATTTATAGTCGAATGCGAAGTCGAGTTTAGCGAGGCACAAATGAAGATGCGAGAGGCTATGGAGGCTAGGAAACAAAACACCACCACAAACGTAACTGTGGAGGGCTTACGTCTCTCGGTCGAGATAGTATCGCTGATGAATCGATACGGCTACAAGCTTGGGGATAGTGATTTGTTGGAAGTGGCGAAGCTGTGCAGCAAGGTGGCGAAGTAGGATTTTTGAATCGGCTTGAAGGCAAGGCTTAGCGGGAACAAGGTGTTATGCCCTCCTTAAAATAGCTAAGTGAAGTTGGTTCGATCCCAACCCGATTCATTGGTTTAAGTTTGATGGAATCTTTAGACATGGAGTGTTTTTATGTTGGTACTCAGCAGGAAGAAAACGGAATCAGTTCGCATTGGAAGCGACATCGTTATCACGATTATTGAAATACGCGGGGACAAGGTACGTCTTGGGTTTAACGCACCGAAGGACGTTTCGATTCATAGGCAAGAAGTGTACGACATCATCATGCAACAAAGCGAGGAGAAAATCGCATCATGACTGCAATTCAAATGGCTACTCAGACCTACATCCGATGGATGGTGCTAAGCGACTTATCCTCAGTAGTTGCAATCGAAAAAGACGTATACGACTACCCGTGGAGTCAGCAAGAATTCCTCATCGCAGCGCGTCAACGACACTGGATCGGCATGGTCGCAGAACGAAACGAAGAAGTCGTAGGCTACATGGTTTACGAACTACACAGAGATCGAATTGAACTGCTGAACTTTGCAGTCCGTGCTAGGTCGCAACGTCTTGGAGTTGGTTCTGCAATGGTAGAAAAGTTGAAGTCGAAACTAGCTTACGAAAGACGGAACAAGATATCGCTGGAGATACGAGAAAGGAACTTGGATGGACAGCTATTTTTTCGCCAAGCTGGTTTTTTATGTACGTCGATTTTGCATGGCTGGTATGCAGTTGAGGAAGAGTCCATTGCGTATCGAATGCAGTTCAGTACAGGAGAGTTGCGAAATGGCTAACCTATACGTCGAAGTGAAGATCACTTGGTTTTTTCAGACTTCACCAGCCAACTATTTGTTTTACGCTGACCCGAACAGCGATGCTTTTACGGATGGCAGGTTCAGCGATTCGCGAACGCATTATGCGGTTGTTGAGATCGTCGGCAATGAAGCGTTGACACTGGCACAATTGAAGGCTGATCTGTCGGAAAAGTTTCGGCATCAACCAGCGGTGTGGGAGGTGAAGCCGATTCGCAAGTATGAGTACATTGCTGGGATTGAACGGTTGAAGGAGGAGTGCGTTCATGACTGAGCAAAAGAAAAAAGGCTATGGCCCGAAAGGTGGCAATAAAGATCCGCGAATCCGTGAAGCTAGAAGTTTGCGAAGTCGAGGCAAGACGGACGCTGACCTACTAGCACTAGGGTATACGAAAAACGAGATCGCTAGATCGTTCATACCGAATTCGGTATCGACTCACGCACGGTGTCGAGCTTGCGGTTGGAAAGCAATACTAGACGAAGATCGGGTGTGTATGGCTTGTCAGATGTTGGCAAGACTGAAACGTGAAGAACGTGAACGAACGGAAGTTAAGAAACTAGTGGAGGTGGTTGTTGAAAGGTGCTACGAGCACTTTGATCACCCTGCGATTATTGGGAGTGGAAAATGAACAACCGCACGGAAAGCTCGCTCATAACCATGCAAGGGCATCAACCTGCATTCGTTAGCGTTGACGAAGAAATCATACGCGAGGCAATAGTTGCGTGCGATACAGCGATTGAGAACACCCATGAGTGTTTGCAGTCGTTGAGATCACAAAATTCCTATCGACAAAAAAGAGAGAAATTCGTTACCGAGTCCTACGAAAAGGACTTGATTAGGCTTTCTTCCGTAAGGAAGAAATTAAGGAAATTACTTGGGTGGCCTGAAGTATGAACTGTAAGACTCAACACTAGGAGAAAGCATGAACAGACAAGCAAGACTAGAAGGTGCGAAAGAATGGACGGACTACGGCAACGTTACTTTTTTTGAAGCAATTAAAACGCACGCTATTGTGACATCGCAACGCAATAGCTTATGCCCGGCGAAATGGGTTGTTGAAGTACGTTGCGAATCCGAACCAGAAACAATCGATACGTTTGAAGTTCAAACGACGATTCACGCTGAAATTTTGAATCCACGAAAGGGTATGTAATGAGTTTGATAGTACCAGAGAATTTAGATTTATCCAAGCTGGAAGTTGCCAGCGTTGATTTAAGTCAACAGTATTGGACACCGGAAAAGGTCGGTGAGAAACGACGTATGTTTTTTTCCTGTGTCCAAGAACGTATCGTTCTGGATCAGAAGACTGGTGAGGATATCTTGCTTCCTTGTGCAGTGTTTGTTGAGCCGATCGATGGTGAGGTGAGAACGGTCGTGAACGGTTCGAAGCGGTTGGTTGCTGTGTTTAAGAATGAGATCGCAGTCAATACTCCGGTGCAAATCACCTACAAGGGGAAGAAGAAGAATCGGACGAATGGGAATATGAGTGACGATTGGTCGGTGGTGACTCTGAAGTAAGAAGGATGCAAAATGACTAAGGATTACAAAATACGATTATCTGAAGCTAAAGCACAGTTTACGCAAGATGGCAATACTCTAGGATCAACTGACGACACGGAGATACTGGACATATCTTTTGAGAATCAGCTTCCAGGTGATGAGACGTTTATGGTTTTGCGATCAACAACTGGATGGTCTATCAACGATGCTTCCGACTTAACAAACATTTTAGAACGGGTTCATAAAGCGATTGAAGCTATAAGGGAGTTTGATGGCAATGATTGATTTAGACTCACTAATTGAAGACGTTGCGATCGTCGATCGTGACGAAGCAGCACGAGAAGCATGGCTACAGAAACGTGCTGGACGGATTACCTGCAGTCGCTTCGGTGACTTGATCGGAGAAGGGAAAGCAAAAGACGCTTTGTTTACTCAGACGGGTTATAGCTATTTGCAATTGCTTGTCGCGGAACGGTTGGGTTCGTGGTATTCCTTTTCGAACAGCGCGACACAGTGGGGAACGAATAACGAACCGATTGCAATTGACGAGTACCGAAAACTTACTGGGTACGAAGTCGATTCAACACCGTTCAATTTCTTCGAATACAACGATTTTATCGGTGGTACTCCAGACGGATTGGTAGGTACTGAAGGGACCGTTGAAGTCAAGTGTCCATTTAATCCCTCGGTGCATGTCGGAACGCTGTTGTCGAAGACTGTTCCGAAAGAGTACGAATGGCAAGTCTACGGCCACATGCTGGTGACGGATCGCAAGTGGTGCGACTTTATCAGCTTCGATCCACGGATTGAAGGAAAGCAAAAAATAGCAATCGTTAGGATAGAACGAGACGATGCGAAGATTGCGTTTTTGAAGTCACGGCTGGAGTTAGCGGTGAAGGTTATGGGTGAGATGATGGATAGGTTGATTTAAGTGCGAGGAAAAGACATGGAACAAATCGATATGTCAGAGCGATTGTTTAAGGCAAGCGAATACCGAGAAGCGGAGTTCGAGCATAAACGAAACAATCCGACAAAGGGCGACTACTGGTGGGAGGATCATTTTTGCCCTGTACTGGTCGTATTGGCAGTAGCAAAGGATTTTGTCACGGTATGTCGCAAAACAAAAGACGTGGGCGGCAACAAGTGGACGTGGGATTTAACGCAGCCAGAGATTATGAGTCGAGCGGATTTTGTGAAAAAACTGGAGCATGGGCGTGTCGGTGGCGATCACTCATGGGCCGCAAGAGAGTTTGAGCGTGGATGTGTTTCGTCCACCTAAC